TGAGATATTCCACCCTCTGGAGTAACAATTACAGCACTAGGAATTAAGGGTGTTTGCGCAAGCGTCACAAACTTATCATTTATATTTTGTTGCGTTAATTCAATTGTTTCAACAATAAAGCCGGAGGTAGCACCAACTAAAAAGCCACCAGATACAGAGCCATCTCCACCGTAAAATGCTTTTTGATCTAAGTCATATACAAGTTCACTAACCTCTAGAACGAGGTTATTTCTTTGAGCACTGGTTAATTTGGGAGCTTTAAAAATTGCCATCGTATACTCTTAATCCTTGATCAATGCCAGAAGGACTATCCTCTCTAGAACCCATATCAATCATGAGATCGCTATCCATCGTACCCAAATCAATATCGCCCACATCTTCCACGATAGGAATTGGAGCTACCCAGATTAGATTCATAATGAATGGGTCAAATTTCCAAGACATTTAATACCTTGTCTTTTGAATAGACACTATTGCTTTTTTTGTCGCATCAATATAGGTTACTAGCATTTCTTGAACTAAATTAGAATTATATTTATAAGAATACAGCTCTTGATTTTCAAGTGGAAATGTTGTTGCAATTTCATCCCAGACTACTTCTTGAATGGTTGTTGGAAGTTCTTCTTTAATTTCAAATTGTCCAGAGAACACATTAAATATGTAATTCTTTAAAACTTGTCCTTTATATACAGGATGCAGATCCTGATACCCTATTTGAATATAACTAGCTAATTCTTGCTCTCCTCTAGAGTTTACTAACGCAAACCCAGTTCCTTCCTCTGATGAATCAAGTATCTCACCCATTCCAACAGCTGTAATCTCAACGACCGAATTAGATCTAGATACTGAAAAATCAGATTTAAACAAAGAGTTTATAATCAAACCCACAGCCATAGATATAACAGAAGATCCTTCATTTTTATTTATAGGAATCTCAATCGGTGTAGATCCGGGAATTGTTGGAGGAACTCCTAGATTATCTACATTAAACCAAATATGGAATGGGGTATTATCTGGACAAGAGTATATTTTAATATATGAATTTTGGAGGGAGGCTTCAACATCGGCAACACAGCCTATTATAGTTGTATGAGATCTTGTTCCTCTAAAATAAGAAACTTCTGATGGTAAATTTAGCTCAGTGTATAAAACTCTAAAGTGAGTATAAAACTTATCTACTACGGACCTAGTATCGGATACCCTAATAGACTTAGCATGTAAGTCATGGATTTCCTTGACAATTAAGCCCGGATCATAGAATGAATTTGGATTAGGCTTTACCTGTGCCATGTTACCTCTGTATTATAAGGGTGCTTTCTATGCCGTATTTAAATAGCCGAAATTACATTATACTGAGGTTGTAATTGCCCTAAATTTAAGGATTCCAGAAACAAAACCAGCCACGTTATCCGACGTATACTGGATTTGACCAGAAGTAGTAATACTAAAGGCCACACCACTAATATCTCCACTAGAAATAAGAGTGATATCCCAGTCAGATCCTTTCTGAATTCCTGAAATCTTAACAGTCTCATACAATGAAGCGGTCGCCTCTATTTCAATAGATACAAGTGCTTCAAATGCTCTTACAATTGAATTTGAAAATACAAAATTATGGACATTGTCTGGAAGTGCCTGTGAATTTGAAATGCTAAACAACTTCTCATCAATGTCTCCCGTAGATGTTATTCCAGTTATTAGGGTATCTACCTGAGCTTTTGTATAGTATCTGATATCTCCTCTAGCATCAGTATGGTATTGGATATGATCATCGTTACTTAATCCTGACAAAAGACTATGAGTAGTCGCTTCTCCAGCTGGAGTATAAAGCTGAGTTCCTCTAAAATCAATGTAAGTAGCTCCATTTACACTCACAACCCTAGCATCTGGAGTATTAGCATAAGTATTAGTTTGGAACAAAACTGTACCAATTGCTACAAATTCTGCAAAAGGAAGTCCAGATAGACTAGTAATTTCAGTACTTGCCGCAGCTTTTGCTTGGGGAGCATTATTATATTGAGCAATACCTTGAATACCAACAATAGGATTTTCTTTATCGTTTGTTGCAAAAAAATGTACTAATACATAATTTGCACTACTTACTTGTGTTAACTGCCAAGATCCGCCAGCAAATTCATTGAATGGTATTCTTCCATTGACTCCTGTATATCCAGCTGTACCGCTATAGATTAAAGGAAATGCATCCGCTGCTTTTTTTCTCCATAACTGACCCTGTCTGAAAAGAATAGGAATCTGAGCCTGAGCTGCACTTGATAAAAGTATATCTTCATCTCTAATAGAGCCTTCATCAGCGGTAAACTGAGCATGTGCGTCAAGACTACCATTGCCATCAGGCGTAAAACCTTGTAAGGCTAATCCTGATAAGTACCTTGCTCCAAAAGTAGTATGTAGGTATATGTGAGTTGCCCCATCCATCGTTATACCATGTCTCTCTTCTGCAAAATACGTGTGGGTATTTAAATCTGTGTTCCAATAAATAACTGAAACAAAAGCATTCTGCTCAATAATATCACTACTAAATATTTGGGTAGATTCTAAAACTCCAGAAGTATTAAAGTAAATATAATGATTTCCAGCAAGGTTAGGAATCGTAATTTGTTGAGAAGTTGTTTTTGTAAACTTGGTGCCTTTAATATAAAAGCTAAAAGAAGCACTAACCGGAGCTATTGCAAAAAGTCTAGATCCATCAATGAAACTTGTTGTTGAATCTGTTCTATTAATAAACCCAGTAGGCTCTTTTGTATCTTGATAAATAGCCGTTCCCGTGGCTGCAGCTTGTATTTCAACAATAGCATCTTGCACATTATCTGATGAAATAGTTAATGTAGGAGAAAATGGAACATCTATTGCGTTTAGAGTAACTGCATTAGTTTTTCCATTAACTGAAGTAACAGGTGCCGTAGATAACTCAGTATAAACTGTTGTGCTCCATCTGTATATTTTATTAGTATCTAACGCTACGTATACAATTCCTGCCACTCCGGGTATAGGAAATGCTGCTAAATTAGCAAACTCTAATACATCAGCTGAAAATGTAGATGCAGGAAGCTGAGAAAGAGGAACTTTACCAGTTTCATCAAGAGAAGCAACTCCATTTATTGCAGCTTTTTCAGTTATAGCAATTTTGTTAGCAGCTAAACTATCTAAAGCAGCTTTAACTTCCGTTGGAGCCGGAGCTGCCCAATTTCCTGAAATAATTGGAGTATAGCGAATTGCTTGTGCAACAGAAGTTTGAACAAGCTGAGCTGGATTTGTGCCAGTTAAAGTTACAGTTCCAAGTGGATACGAAGTTGCGTCATAATTAAAATAACACGGGTATGAAGAAGCGTTACTTGCAATTGTTAAATTTCCTGCAATAATGGTTCCCCAAGCATCTGTATAAATATCATGAGTTGTAGCAGATATAGAAATTACACCGATGTAGTTTGAACGAAGACTTGCTGTAATAGCAGATCCAAAGGAATCTGGTACAAGACATCCAACGTCATTCATTACTAAAGTGCCAATTCCTGTAGAGTCAAATATAGTAGTGGCTGCTGAGCGAATAGTACAAGATCCAGTAATTCTTGTGTCGTTTCTTAGTTGGATAAAATCCCGCCCGCCCCCTCTCCCATTAAAGAGAATAGAAGGAGCATCGACATTATCTAAATCCAAAACAATTCCAGAAGTTCCTGTCGGATTATCATTGAGGATTTCAAGTCCAGAAGTAAATCCAATATCTTTAATAAATGCTCTCCCGTGATTATTATTACTCCATTTTAAAGTAACTCCACCTGCCACAGAAATAATTACAGTATCAGTAGCAAAAGAAGTTAAATCAATCCAGCCTTTTAATCGTATTGTTGCAGCTTCTACGTATGTCCCGGGAGCTATAATACAAGCATACCGTTTTGATGCGCCAGCATCTGTAATGGCTGTGTACATTGCCTCTAATGATTTAAAAGGCTTGTCTATAGTTCCAGAGGCTGTATAAGTTCTTGTATTATTTTTATCAACGTAAATAATTTGAGAATAAGCTAAACTATCAATAATAGCATTTACCGACGTAGTTATAGCATCCGCATACGTTTTTACAGCTTTCTCAGAAGGATAAAGCGTGTCTGAGTTAGAAGCTAGAGTACCATCAATGGATTTATTAGCAACGTCTTCTTTTAAAGCATCCTGATCATCAACATATTTTTTAGTGGTAACGTGTTCCGGTAACGTGGCTATAGCAGGAGCAGCGATACCATCATCTGCTGTAAGCAAAGATATTTCAGAAGGGGTAATTGCCGTAGTCTTTTGTGAATACGTAACATAGTTCTCTTCTCTCACTTCTAGTCTATTAGAGTAGGCATCTAAAAGATTATTAACGTCATCAGCTTGAGATGTTATGAAACTGTTATCCTGTCCGTAGTAGGCTATATTGTTAGGATATGCAGAATCTGTAATGTATAAGTTATTACTTCCAAGAGTAGCAGTAGTTGTTCCAGTATGAACGACCAAGTTGCCTGTCATAGTGTCGCCAGCTTTAGCAACTTTAAGATCTAATGCATCCTGAGAAGCAACTCTAATTCTCAGATCCATTTCATGCTTAACTGGATCTGAGAATAAGCCTAAAGTTTCAACCATGTATTGAACACTATCTACAGACGCTGCAGTGTTTGAGCCGAAAGAAACTGTTAGAATTTGTTCTGTAGGAAGTTTATCTCCAATAGATGATCCCGTAATTAAAGCCAGATTAATTCTTGGAAGATCTTGTCTAACGGGAGGATTTTCTCCAGCATATACTAAATATTGCTTTCCGACCACTGGAGTTGGAGTCATTGGTCCATCGTAAACAATTCTTGAATGGGCAAAGCCGGGAATTACGTCCCCAGCTCCAGTAGGAGATGTGTAAATTGCAATAATCGGAGATGCTGCTCCAGACACTGCATCAAAAGTCATTATGGCATAGGCTGATTTAAAATCGCCTAAAGTTATATTACCTTGGCTTGTGCCATCAAAATAATACCAGTTTATTTTTTGTCCAGCTATTGAATTTTTAAAATACCAACCATCCCTAATTAATGCAGAAGGGTCTTTTATACCCGGTTGTCCATCTGCATAAACTTGCGTATTATTTTCGTAAGCGTAAACTGTTAAAACTTCGGCACGATCTTCAATCGGAATAATTCTGTCGTCTAAAGCGTCTAATGCATCCTGAGTGGCATCGCTTATAGGCTTATCCGCATCACTGGTATTATCTACATTTCCTAAACCAATATCATTGGCTGAAATATAGTCTGTAACTTGAAGCCAATTTCCGGGATAACCTGCTGGATTATAACCGGCTGCTCCAATTGCTGCAATCATTCTAAATGAAGCACCATTAAACATTACACCATCACCAACAGCGTATGTTACTCCGTTATTATAATCGCCGGTCCAAGTAACATCAGTAATTAAATCTAATGCTGCTTGAGTATCGTCACTTATAGGTTTGTCAGCATCGCTTGTATTATCTACATTACTTAAACCTACATCGCTCTTATCTAAGACTACGTCTCCAACTTGAGTATTTACAGAAGTTACTAAAGAAGGAGATGCTTCTATATAAGTAGCTCCATTCCAAGCATATAACTTTGCAGTATCAATAGCAAAATATAAGACGTTAACAGACCCAGTCGGAGGAAAACTAGCAAGATCTGGATACTGAGAGATTCCCCCTCCTCCACCAGAACCAGATATATAACCTATTCTTAGTAATGTATTTGCCATAATTAATGCCTTTGTTTTCCAGCGTAAAATATTCTAGAGATATCTATAGAACCCGATGTTACAAGTACTTTTACACGTACATATAAGGAACCAGCTCCGTTTATATCCCATATATGACTTCCAGATGAATCTGTAATTCTTTGATAGGACTCTGTTAAATCTGAAAAATTAACATTATCAGAAGAAAATTGAAGAATCAGTCTCATATTTGGAGAAACTCCATTTTCATACGTAACCATTATTGAAAATTCAGCTTCTCTATCATCTAAAGAAAAAGATGGAGAAGTCCAATCAACATTTACAGTTTGTGAACCTTCTAATATTTCTTTAAGTCTTATACTATCTAATATACAACCCATTTATCCCTCTTTTTTTTTAGAAGCTAATTTTCTTCCAAAATATAATCCAGCACATGCATAAAAAAATTGTAATGCATTATCTATATCTACTCCATCGACTAACTTTGCTATTTTATTTAAAAGACCAAATATAACTAATCCAGAAGATATTACCAAAAGTGTAAAAGATGCGGAGGGTTTTTGAGATAACGCATCTCGTAATACTGGGACTGGTATACCTTTTTTAGTACACCACTCAGTAAACTGGGACTTAGGATCTTTTAGACTCTTCACTTATCTTTTTCCCTTTTTCCAATCTTCAAAACTATAAACTTCTGCATGAAATATGGTGCTATCATCGTACAATTTCGGCATATCTCTTAAGTATGATCTATAAGATCTATACTCTTTTCTAAGATCTGTATCTATATCTGCATCTGCAAGCTGGGTCCAGTCAGAAGATTGTAATAAATAATCTCTTGTTTTTCTTATACATTTCCAAAAGTATTTGGTTTCTTGTTTAGCTACTTCCTCTACCTTTACCTCTATACCTTCAGAAAGCTTAAATAATCTGGATAGTTTTCCATTTACAATTTCTGTCTTTTCATCAATAATGAATGGTTTTTGTTCATTAGTTAAATATTTTTCATCTACCCACTTTACTGCACAATTCCACTGTCCAAAAGCTAAATGATAATCTCTATACAAAATTGCAAGCTCTGCAGATTCAAATTCTTTTAATTCTTCCTCTCCAGAATCTACATTTTTAATAAGTAACTTATACATAAATCTTCCTTACTAAAAATTCTTAGCCTTTTATAACTCTATCCCTAGCTACCTAACGCTATGCTTTAAACTTCTATTTTTAACAACTTCTGCACATAGTAGCTTTTTATTTAATTGATACCATATTCATAAATAATTACAATACCAGCACCGCCAGCACCGCCAGCATTTGCGGAAGTATGCCCACCGCCTCCTCCTCCACCAGTATTTGCAATTCCTGCACTTCCAACACCAGCTACTGCTTTTGACCTACCGCCTCCGTTTAAGAAGGCACTATCTCCCCCCATTCCAGACCTTGTAGTTGAAAAGGGAGAATCCCCAGCTCCACCTGCAATAGATATAATAGTTCCTGCAGGGCTACCCGCTGTACCGCCAGAGCCTCCTGTTCCATTTGCAGTATTACTTGCTCCTGCGCCTCCACCTCCTGCAGTTACCGTAACCGCGCCAGTGAAAGACGAAGCAATTCCTGCTGTAGCGGATGCTCCTCCTGTCCCAACTACAACAGCGTATCCAGTTCCCGCTGTAACAGCAAGAAGACTGCTATTATATCCCCCAGCACCGCCTCCAGCACCTGACATTGTTGTTCCTGCTGCTCCTCCACCGCCTCCACCTCCGACAACGTGAACTAAAATTTTAGTTACTCCAGTTGCAGGAGTATAGGTGCCTGATGTTGTAAATGTAGTTACACTTTTTAAAGCCCCAGCTGCGACTAGTTTAGTATAAGGATCTAAACCAATATATGTAGTCATAAAAATATCTCCTTCTTAATACAATGTTATGTAAAAGCTTCCTATATATGTTGCGGGTACTGCTGTGATATCAACTTTAACATAGTATCCGGCTGGGATATAATCCCTTGCTATTGTTCCATTGAGGATATCCCCATTTGCAAGTGATGCAAAATTAAAACTTGGAAGAGCATCGAATATTGAAATCATAGTATCATAAGTAGGATCAATAACACCCGTACTTGGTAGTATCCTTGTATTACCTATATAAGAAATTCCATTTACGGTACTAAATGATCCACCAACAAGCAAGTTCCCATTGGATGCAAATTCAAAACATTTTACAGTTGGAACTACACCAGTAAACGTAGCATTACTTGTTCCATTAGCATTTAGTTTATACATATTTCCAGATAATGGAGCTACAAATATTGTATCATCTGTTGCAACTTGAATTCTTATTATATCGGATAATCCTGTAGGTAGAGTAAATGTAGGAGCACCAATTACATCTCCTGTAGTTGAATTAAGTTTCACAATTCTCTGAGCTGATAATCCTCCCCCAAAGGCTCCTGTATTAAAAGTACCCCCCAGAACAATATCACCTTGATGTAGAATTATAGTATTAATATTACCAGATCCAGATCCCGGTGTTGTAAACGTGGGATCTTTTACTCCACTGGAAGTTAATTTTATAACTCCAGTTACTGAATATGAAGCACCGGATAGTAACTGGTATGAAGTGAATGTACCAACTACTACTAAGCTATCATCACTTAATAATAATCCTTGTTGGAATTTAAATGAGCTACCAACATCTAAATTTCCTGCTTCAAAAGAAGAATCATAAGAACCATCTGTATTTAACTGTATTAATCCCTTTGCTATAACGGGATATCCACTTGTTGTATAATCACCTAATAAAAGTATTTTACCGCTTGATCTTATTTCAATATCCCAAATACCTCCTCCACTTGCATTAAATCTTCTTGTTCCGCTTGATGTAAATGCAGTATCTAATATACCCAAGCTATTTAATTTACAAAGTCCAGAAAGAGTTACCCCATTATAACTAGTAAAAGAGCCTCCAATTAAAATGGAACCATCAGAAAGAAGTTTAGCTACTTTTATATCTGATCCAACATTGAATCCAGTACCTACTACAAATGTAGGATCTACTGTACCATCTGTATTTAATCGTATAATATTTCTACCGACCGATTTTGCGTTATATAAAGTAAAAGATCCCACAAGTATTACTTTGCCATCTGTTTGTACCGCCATGCCATTAATTACTGAACTAGCTCCAAACCTTGATGTCAATGTATATGGAACTGCTCCAACTTTTATATCAATTGTTAGATTTCCAGATGTAGGAGTTCCTTCGTCTACCATTAGCGAATTAAATGAAGTTAAACTAGTTGCTTCTCTTACTCTTTTATAAATAAGACCAGTTGCCGAAGTATTACTAGATGTTTTGGAAATCATCTCATCTATAAGGTAGTCAGAAGATCCTCCTCCTCCTCCTCCTGCCCCTAGTACTGCATTGGTCACAAATGCAGTTGTCGCAATTTGAGTGGAATCATCTCCAGTTGTTGCGGTCGGTGCTTTCGGAATTCCCGTAAATGTAGGAGATGCCAGTGGAGCTTTCAAAGAGAGTGATGGGACTGTTGGAAGATCTGCTGTACCTGCAAGATCTCCTGCTAATTTAATCTTACCTTTTATTAAGGTAGTTGCATCGGGAGTTACAGAAGAATCTACATAACTTTTTACTGCAAGAGCAGATGGAACTTGTGAATCAGATGCAGAGGCTAGAGTCGTACTTGTATTAAGTACTCCTGATTTTAAATTAGAAACTTCAATATTAGAAATTCCATACTCATAAGTTGTTTCAATTGATTGTAGAGCACCCTTAACTGTAGAATTATCAGGAATTGTTGTTCCAGTGAAAGTTCCAAGGTTCTCTGCATTAGCGGCAACTCCAGATAGAGTTACTAGATCATCTAATCTATCCTCATGCTCTTGTAACACGACTTGAACAGTTTCTCCAACCGTTCCACTAATAGAAGGGTTTGTTAAAATTTCATTGGCCTGATCTTTTTGACCTATTTGAGCATCTACGTATGTTTTAATAGCTTTTTGAGAAGATAATAGAGTATCAGAGTTAGCAGTTAGAGTTCCATCTAAAGATATTGCTGTTCCACTTACTCCGGTGTTAATAACTGGAGAAGTTAGAGTTTTATTTGTAAGAACTTGAGACTGAGAATTTGTAACAATCTCTCTAGAAGCACCGTCTAAGTACGCCTTAATTTTATAGCCATCAGCAGAGTCAACTTTTAACTCTCCATTGATACTCTCAATAGCAACATCATCTGGAGCTAAAATAATTCCTTTAATAAAACGTGTCTTTTTAAGTGCCATTATAGAACTCCTATTTATTTATCACTTTAGCTTCAAAAGTTATAGTACCTATATAAGAAACAGATCCTATATCAGAACTTTTATATTGTATTTGTCCTGTTGACGTAATAGATATTTCCAATACACCAGAATCTCCAGTCGTTCTTCTACTTATTCCCCAATCATTGCCATCATAGTAACCTTCAATAAATCCTGATTCAGCTATAATTGAAGTAGTAGAGCTAGATCTTTGTATAAAATATTTACATTCTATAGAAATAACTTCTGAAGTATTAAAATTAAATCCAGAGATTGGAGTTAGAGTTGATCTATTATTTAATATGGATTCAGTTCTTGTTGGTATATCATTTGGCTTCTGTACAGTTTCAAGAGCAGTTGTGACAGCAACAGCCCAATCTGTAATTTCAGAGCCATAACCGGGATTTTCCCCTTCTAAAGGGAATTCAAATTCTTCAGTTCCTACGGTTAATAATTTAGGCATTAGCATCCTCGTTGAAAAGCATCTGTAATATAAGGGTGTTTTATATAGCTATTGGATTCACAACTAAGATATTGATTTTATTTGGAAAATATCTGTTGACTTTTAGTTAAATATCTAATACTCTTATCAAGAGGCCACAATCTATTAGCCTCAATCTAATCATCCTCCTAACAAGTTTTTCCTCCCTTTCTTGTTAGGGGGTTTTCCAAAAAAAAAGGACTCCAGAAAGGAGTCCTTTTCTCTTGAATAAGATTTTAAAATTAAGCAGTCTTAATATACTTAAGAACAGCCATTTTACCCGGAGCTGAAGTGAAGAGAGCTTGGTCAGAATAAGCACGAAGCTCATAACCGTTAGCAGATTCCATTTCACGGAAAAATTTACCCGGAAATCCCGGACGTTCAAAAGTAATATCAGAAGAACCGATACGCTCAAGTTCAGCAGGAGGGAAGATATAAGCGAAACCTTCTTTCACAAAAAGTGAAGCGTGGATTTCAATTTTACCATTCTGACCGTAGAAAACTAGAGACTTAGAACCGTTCTCCATTTTTTCAGAAGAATAAGAAGAATCATATTGACGCTTAGCAGCTTGCTCAGTCATCAACTTGTTCCAATGTTTAGGATTTACTAAACAAACAACATCTTCTTCTGTAAGACCTTTTTCCATACAAAGAGCAATAGCTTCTTCAACTTTTGCAAAAGAAAGAAATTCTTTAGCAAGTTCAGAAGTTCCGCAATTAACTACGTTACCTTTGAAAAGATCGAATTCACCAGCATCAATGTTAAAGATAGTAGCATCATTAGTAATAATTTTATGAAGGCCCGCAAATTCTTTATTATACGCACCTTTAAAGTGTATAATATCAGCACCAACAGCATCAGCATTTACATCACCACTAACACCAACTGGCATAACGTCAACTTCTACAGTTTGGTTTTTAAGATCTGGCTTAACTACAGTACAATAACCGCGAAGTGTTGTTCCATTAGAAGAACGAATTTCTAAAACAGCATTTTTAGAACCTGACCAAATACCCGCAGCCCATTCAGAAGCACAGATAGTAAGAATATTGCCATCAACGATTGCAACTTTAGCAATACCAGACTGACCGTACATAAGTTGAACTTCCATACGGATTTGAGTTGATTTAAGCATGTTCTGAACAAGACGTTTAGTTTCTTGCTCGAAAGCAGCTTTAGAAGATACTGAACGAGAAGCAGCACCAACTGAAATAGCTGATACTAGAACTAGTTCATGACCCTTAACTTGAGCATCTCTATTTGGAGAAGCTACAGCTGCGTTAAGAATGAAAGCATCACCAGCAGATCCACCATAAGTGAAACCGTGCTCTAGACCAAGAACAACTGGTTGATGATATAGATTACCTAGAAGTTTTTCAGCAGCTGAGAATTCAGCAAGCTTAAGCATTTTCATACCTTCTGGAACTAGATCTCTGATTTTTGAAGCGTAAACTTCTTTAAAGTGTCCGTCAAGTGTGGAGACGGTGTTTGCAATAGCCATTTAATTTTCCTTGTTTCTATAAGTTTTGTTAAGTTGTTTATAACTAAGTTATATTCTTCCTAACTAGCTTGTCCAAAGTCCTTAGATATTTGGAGGCATCGTCTGTACTAAATACACCAGCTATTGTATAAGGGTGCTATAATATCATATGGTTATAGCACCTAATAATTTCAATTATTTAGATCTACCTAATGCCTTAAAAAAGTCACGTTGCTTAATCTTTTCACCTCTTGGCTCTTCCTTTTTTTGGATAGAAGAAGCTGTAGATTTGATAGAATTCGCATTCTTAGCATTAGAAGTATTCATAACATTAAGTCTCTTGGCTCTCATTCTTTCTAGATTTCGCTGACCAATTAATTGCTCAAGTACATCTTCTGGAGAATCATCCATAAGACGACTCATTTCATCGCGCCATTCTTTTTCAACAAGAGGCATGACATCTTCGGCACTAACATCATCAAATCCATTATTCATAGCCCATAGCATAGAGTCTGCGATACGCTTAACAATATGACGAGATTTAGGAAGAGTTTTATGAGCATCTAAAGCATGTTCAATTTCAGATTCAATTTGTACAGCAGCTTGTTCTTTAAGTTTTTCAAACTGATCAGTATCTCTTTCCTCTTTAAGCTTACGAGCTTCTTCACGAGCAGCCTGTAATTCAATTTGAATTTTTTCTCTTTCCAATTGCTCAGGAGATTTCTTCATTTCTTCAATACGCTGCTGAATACGAAGCTCAGCCATTTCATCTGCGTCAATTCCAAGCTCTTGTAAAACAGCCCAAGGATCAGACTTAAGACGACCTACTTCCCTTTCATATAGTTTTTTAAGATTAGCAGATTCCTGCATAGATTGACGAGCAGCAGCAGCAAGTTGTAGCTCATTGCGGAGATTGTTTTCATCAGCTAAATCAATTTTTTTAGAAATAGTTTTACCATTTACTTTGAGTTGGTATTCTCTGATTAAGCTCTTAACTTCTTTCTCAGAAGCACCATTAGCAAGAGCTGTTTCTACGACATCTTGTAATTGACCTTCTTGTCCGGATTCTTCACCCTCTTGAGTTTCTTGAGATAGAGCTTCGTCTGTTTGGGCTTCTGCTGATTCTGGAGACAAATTTTCTTCTGACATAACTTTTCCTTTGGCTGTTTGTATGAGCCTGAGTGACTGTCCCGTTAGTGGGATAAGTCTATATTTAAATTATTATTTATTATATCTTTCTTTTAATTTTCTAGCTTCTTCTTCCGCAACATCTGCTGCAAGCTTATCCCCGAATATTCTTTTTTTTAATCCAGTCCAATCATAAGAAGAACTGGGAGAAACTTCCTTCGGATTTTCTTCCTCACTCTCCCAAAATGGTTTATACCCGGGAGGTCTTCTTGCTTTTTTATTAGCTTCACTCATACACTACATGCCCTTATCAAGTTTACTTTTAAGTCTCTCAAAATAAGATTTTTGCTTTTTTTGTTTTTGCACTGCACGACTCATAGCTTCTGGATCTTGCGCTTCAGCCATATCAGAAATTGTAGTTTCCTTATAAGGATCTTGTAAAAGCTCGTTTGTGTAATAATCTTCTAAAGTTTTCTTACTCTTTTTTTCCACTTACTTTCTCCTTAAGTTTAGCAAAGCGTTTTTTGCCTACATTACCCTTGGTAAATTCCTTAGCTACTTCTGGCTCAATTCCAACTTTTTCAGCAAAGTCAGGATTGTTCTCAGCCGCTTTCATGAATTTAAATTGTTTCTTACTGGATGCGGGCACTTTTCTTTTCCTTTTTTAACTGATGAACTATTTTTGCTGGCATACTACTTACCTTTCTTGCCTTTACCTTTTTTTGATCCACATTTAGCCATACTATACTCCTAAGTTATTTATAGCCAGTTGTTCTGGCGTGGTTGGTTGTGCAGGTAAGATACCCTGAGCTACTCCAGCTGGTTGTGCTGGACTAGGTAGTGGTCCCATATTTTGTTGTACAGCAACAGACTGTGCTTCTGGATTTTCTAATAATGGAGGAATTTGTTCTTGACCTTGCTGATTAGGCTGTTGAGGAGCTGCAGCTTGAGGAGAAGGGATTCCTCCACCAACTGGGCCTAGGGGTGTTTCGCCTAACAAAGTAAGAATATTAGCAACATTAGGATCAGATAAGATATCAATGTGCTCTTGGATATGGGCAAGTGTTCGTTGAACAAGCTGCGCATCCATACGTAAATCAGGATCTGCGAGAACAGCCTTATGCTCTCTAATATGCAATGAGTGAGAATCAGTAAGTACAGCCACCACGGGAGTCGTACCGTCCACAAGGCGTTCTCTTTCAGCTCTAACAAGCAATAACTCCTTGTTCTGACCTTCTGTCATGGTTTCTAATTTACCTGTATTAATAACAGATATATACTGCTCAGGAGTAGTAATAATACTCATTTGCATCATTTGAGATGCCATTTCTACTCTTCCAGCCGTAGTTTGAGCAAGAGCATTACCTGCGTCAACAATAACTCTTGTAATAGAGCTAAGGTCATCTGATGTAAACTCTTTCATGTAAGTTACATTAGATTTACCAGCAATTGCAGCAACTCTAGGAGTTTTTGCAAAAGTTTTAAGAAGTTCTACAACATTTGTACCAACATCTTCAATTAATTGTATGTATGACTGCTGAAGTCCTGAAATAAACTGCAAAGCTTGGGATTGAATTAATGCTAGAGCATTACCCGACTTGAGCTGAGACTCTGGATTACCACGAGCAACCGAATTTACTCCAGATATAGTTTCCATTGAAGATTCTAACATTTTTAAAAAGTTAAATATTTCTGCAGGAGTAGACGTTAGGTTTAAAGCTTTAGGAGGTTGAAATCCCGGATTACCTTGAATAAAGTTTAGTCCATCTGAAATCTGTTCCATCTGAACATCAGACCCTCTTTCTACATATACGTTTTGAACACCAAACGTATTTTGGTTAGTCATAATAGTAGAATAGAGAGAGTTTACAGCATCTTGAATTGGTAATAGGTCAAACATAGCTGTATAACTAAAAGGCGTACCGATAATATCTCTAGAAGCAATTCTAAATACAGGAAGTTTTTTATATACCAATACTGTATCTTCAAGAACAATATCATTGTCTAGATATAGAACATATCTACCTTTAGGCAGTGATTCTGTAGGTCTATGAAAAAATTCATAAACTGGAACATCTGTAGTTTCATCATAAGCTGACATAGTAATACGAGTAGTATTTAAGTCAGACTTAGTTTTTAAAGCTTTAATTTTTTCAGAAAATTCTGGATATTTAGCAATTAAATCAAATTTATTTTTAAAACTTCTACATAACTGCCAATCATGATTACTATCAGATCTAGTTGGATCAAAAACTACATCAAAAGGCGACATAACATTAAATATAATATCACCGCTGTATAATGGAACTCCTGCTCTAAGTTCAACCTTTTCGCCATCTTCGTCAGTTTCAAATATAACTTCTCCATCAGGACCGTATTGCATGTTTCCACTTTCGTCAACAAGCGGCTTATATTCTGGCTCAATAAAGTCGTACACTTCACCAGTAGTAGCGTTCCACTCCATTTTAATATAGCCCGCGCCCATAACAATAGCATATTCAACAGCTCTTTTTAAATCTTGTTCTAATCTTTTATCCCGCATGTAATATTCTAAAAGACCATTGGCTAGATTTGTCTGAATCTGAGATCTAACATCAGTATTAACAGATCTTGCTTGAAAAGATGGTCTAGTAGCAGTAACCATAGTTAGGATATGACTTGCAATGTTCCCATAATGGTTCATAGGTAGATTTACTAATTCTCCAGTTTCTCCACCAAAGGTAATAGCATGGCCACCTTCATAGAAGAAGCCGTAGTATGCTTGCCAACTTCTTTTAATCTTATCTAAATAATCTGTAGATATAAGAGAATTAAACCAAGCATCTGATTTTTTTTGTAAATAAAGGACTAATGTCTCATCATCACTTGCTGCAAAATATTCATTTTTATCATAATAAGCCATGTAAATTCCTTTACTTTTCTATTAACTAAGGGTGCTATATGCAAATGATACGCTGAATAATCAACTACTTAGTACTATCTTTTCTCCAAACCATACTAGATAGCCATGATTTCACAGACTTGTCTTTTAATTCATCTTTTTTAAGCTGAGATGTAAATACGCCAGATCCAGAGACATCTCCATACCCAGCTGGATATGGATTTTTACTTTTTATTATATTTCTATGTAGGTAGATTATAGCAGCTAGGGCATCCGCGTGTCCACCTTTAATTTGACCTGATGGAGAATCTTTAATCTTTAAAAAATTTCTTCTATTCTTATCCCACCTAGCAAATTTCATATGATATAAGGTATGAGTACATCTTGGATGAATTACTACCTTATGCTGAGATAACGCTACGTCTAAAGCATTGATCGCAGCTTCCCTGTTATCTTTTCTAGTTGGAATAAAAGTTATCCCATGATCTCTTTGTAAATCTGTTAACATAATTAAATTGTTGTTATCAGCAATTCTTAGATATGGTGGAATTATACTCTCATCTATGGTATTTCTCCATAGTTGAGATTCTTTTATTCTTATTGCTTCTGCAACTGCTTTTGTATTTACTTCTTTACCGAATATAAGCTCATCTTCAATTACAGTAGTAGCATTTAGATAATCATAATATCCAAATAAAACAGCTGTTAAGTCAGATCCCCCAATATCCATAGAAACATAGGAGTCATAGAATATAGGTCTAGGATAATCCGATCTTACGATAACTTTTTCAACGTCAGAACTGAATGATGGTAGAATAGAAGTATCTGCACTTCTTACAATTTCACACATATACTCACGCCTAAACCCCGGATCTTTCTCACCATCTGGGTAATCATCTAAAGCGTCTTTGATAATTGCTTCTGTAAATTGCGGGTTGTCAAAAATAGTGAATACTCTAATACGACCTTCTGCTTGATACTTTAAAGCCCAATCCTGTACAAACTCGTGATCTTCATATCTTGAAGGAGTTGAAACTAGAATTGTTCTACCCTGCGTTAACTTTGTAGTTGGAGCAAGTACAGATCTAACTGCATATGTTAAATCATCACAAAATCCAGCCTCATCTACAATATTTAAACTAGAGTTACCACCTCGAATACTTTCAATGTTACCGTTATCCGAACCAGCCATTTGCAGCTCACTTCCATTTGGAAATTTATACAGTAGATCAGCCGCCATGAATATAGGACGTAAATGCTTTGGACAATCTTCCAAAATAGTTTTCATTATTGGAATAATGTTTTTCTTGGCAGCTTTTTGTTTAGGAAACACATACTTAACAATAGTATCTGGAACTTTTAGACATGCCTCTATTGCCATGGATAAAGCTAAATAACTTTTACCTAATCGTCTGGCACACATTACTACACTTATCTTACTACTATCTTCAAGAATGCCTTTCTTAATAATTTTCTGAGGCTCTGTTAATTTATAATCTAAGACAGCATGCTCCCATAATTGAACAACGGCTTCGTCTCTAGAAATAGGTCTTTCTTTTTTTTCACTCATCTTCTATCAACAATGCTGAGAAGCTCGGCAACAGATTTAGCACCCTTCTTCTTCTCTTTCTTTTCCTCTATTGGCTTTCCTCTAATTGCAAGAAGATTTTTAACAAGTAGATCTAATACTTTAACATCCTCTAAAGTGAGAATTCCATTATCTGACGCGATTCTTAACTTATGAATTTCACTGACACAAATTACTTCTTCATCAGAAATTGTAGGTAAATCTTCAAATAAATCATTGTCCTGTAGTAATGAATGAGCTTTAGATAGTTCTAGTTCAAGTTCAGCTACTTTTTTTCTAAGCTTTTCAATTTCAAGATTATCAAGTTGGTGGTATACGCTCATACTATCCTTAGAATTGAACTTTAGGTCTATCTTTTGGACGGTCAAGTGTACCCGGAACTCTTGCCATGTTTAAACTAAATTTAGCAACATCATCTCTAAGCTGTGTTAATTCAATTTCAGCCTTAGTCTGAATTTTCATAACTCGCTCATCAGTTTCTTTACGAAGCAGTTCAAGCTCTCCAAGAATATCGGGCTGCTCAGTTCTAAATAGGTATTGCTGATAAGCAAATAATACAGAGGATGCTACAAAGCCAACAATTGGACCAGCACTGATGGGATTAATAGCAATATAAATAAAAAATGCGAGTAATAAGATTGCAGGAAATGCATCTAGGTATTTTTTCATAATGTCCTTATAAGTAAAGCACTTAGAGCCTATTGGTATCTATGTGACAGTCTGTTAATATATAAGGGTGTTATTTCTTAAGGATTGAATTTAATGCAGCACGACGAGCAGCTGGATTAGCTTGTGGATTTTCAATTTCATAATCTTCCATGCCTTGCTCTGGCCCTAAAGAATCAGCCTCTCCAAGTATTGGTAGAGCGGAAGCAGCATTTGCCTCACCAGATAAAGCAGCAAGTCCTGCGCCAATAGCTGGACCTACAAGAGGTATTGAGCGATAAATCTTTGGACTTTTTAAATTAATTATTTTTTTAGCCGCAGCTTCCCTCGGTTTTTCTAATAAATCATTTATACTTAAGCCCTTAGAATTTTTCATAGTATCGGAGGTTCTCCAAGATTCTACAAATGGTCCGGAATCAAATACTTTTGCAGTTTTAGCTTCATCTAATCCGACATTATCTGCATGAATATCGGTATGTTTTAAAAATTTTGAATTTGCTTTATTTTCTAAAGCTTGTACGTCCTCAATTTCTGGAGCAGATAATCTTCTTTGTATTAAAACAGCTTTTTTATCGGGTCGTTTTATTAAAATGGGAACTTCTGTAGGAATGCCTGTTTTAGCTAATTGCTTATGAGTTATGTAATCTTTTATTAAATCATCCTCTCTATACCTTGGATTTTTTATTACATAATCTGAATTTGGTAATTTATATGTAGTTTTTAAACTACCCTTACCTAAAAAATTAGCACTTTTTTCTTCTGGAGTCATGAATTCAAATTCTTCAATCATTCTAAGTATTTCTTCATCAGAAAGCCTTTTTTCAGCCATACTATTTCCTTAGCATTCCTTCCAAAACATTTCTTTTAATTCCAAGTCTTTGATCTTCTAGGTCTTTTTGAACTTGTTGGCGATTTTGCTCAGGTATAGCTTCTAATATCTTCTTCTCTCTATTACTTTGATCAATATCCCTTAGCATGGCAGCTTGTTCAGGGGCTTCTCCGGTTGATTCTGCACCAGCGGCTTCTGATGCTAAACTAACTAGACCACCAGCACCTGCAGCAACGCCCTTTGCTAATATCGGGGCAATCCCTTTAAATGTACCAGATTTAAGGTAACTCTTCAAAGCACCAAGACCATAGCTACCTTCACGTAACTTAGGAATACTAGCATGATGACCTTCGGCAGCTGCTTCATAAAAATCAGAGGGATCTAGTGATCTAGGTAGGGACTTTTTAGCAAGTGCATATGCTTTTTCTTTACTTAATTGAGATTTATTATTTATGTTCTTTAATTCTTTAGGCAGTTCGTAGCCTAATTGTTCTTCATCATACTGATGCCCAAGTTCATGTAGAAGAGTAGCCACTGGATCTAAGATATCCCCAGACTGCAAAATCTTTCTATTTAAGGCTATAATAGGGCTTCCGCTTTTTAATTTCCCGTATAATCCCTTATTACCTTTTAGGTAATTTTTTTCATTTTCTTGTAATATTCTGATATTAGGATCTATTTCAGGGTATCGCTCCTTGGCTACTCTACCTAAAAATTCTTCTAACTGCTTAATACTTCCATTATCTGGAATAGATATACCTGTATTATCTAATACTTTCTTAGCCAATGTCTTTTCAGCAACATCCCTAGCAGATAGTCCTTGATTAAATAAAGTTTTTTCTGGAGATACCATAGTAGTAGTGGAGTAGTCTCCTAATTCAACTTTTTTTGCAAAATCTTCTAAAGCTTGTTTTCTAGGATCTACCATTTCTTACAACTCCAATAACGAGCAGATAGTTTAGTGTTTTTCTGACCACACTTATGGCGGGCGCGAAAATTTTTTCTACGTTCTGGGTTATATGACTTGTCTGGCATTTCAGGATCTCCAAATCTTACGATTTTCTCCTCTCCACCCTCACAACCCTTAACTACCCATGACTTATTTTCACCGGGAGTTCTTTTGGGACTATTGCAAGATAGCTTTTCTTTTAAACTAGACCATCTTTTCTTTTTCATAATTATAATATAGCATAAAGCAAGGCATATGCTAATTCCCCGTATACTATAAGGGTGCTTTTTTCTGCATCCTGCATCAAAATCGCACCTGAAGACAAAGCTATACAAATTATCCTATTTGTGGTATAACCCCCTTAGAAGGTAGAATGAAAAAACAACAAGTTAGACGCAAAGCATTAAATAAACAAAAGAAAGTAATGATAACTCCCGGAACAGTAGTTCTAGAGCTTGCATTATGGGAGTTCTCAGGAGATGAGGCTATTATTCGTCACTATGCTAATCAACTTGCACAGGCTATATTAACCAGCTATAATCTGAGTAATTTTGGACCAGTAAGTTTTGGCCTAAAAGATGAAGAATAGCCAGTTATAATACGTGACGAATGATTTTATGAAGTGTAGCTAAGTTTGTGCCGCAGTGACACATCAAAGTACGCTCACAAAGGTAAAAAGTGACAGATATGATTAAGTTTAATAAAGATACGTTTTTAACAATATACTTTTCTGGTTTTAAAGTAGAGACCACTCCATATATTTCTTGTGATATTGCATATTTATGGACTGATGAGGTATTTGACGGTGGAGAAAATGGATATGTTTACTTAGTAAGTCCTGAAACTAAGCATAACTATCTTAAGTTTGTTGAAAATATGAAAAAAGAAACTCCACTCCTTCTAGAGCTTACGTAAATGAAAGATGCCCTAAAAGCACTACGCAGGATTGCACAGATGACCGATCAAAAACATTGGAACTGTACAGAAATGCGTGAAAGAGCATTGGAAGAGTGGATAAGTGATTGGTTTATTGAGTTGGAATACGAACAATCAGTACTAAATCAAAAATATTTAAGCTCTGACTTTGAAGATTTTCTAAAAGAACACGTAGGTAAGAAGTTAGTTGAGAAAGCAATGGAAGATGCTATTGAAATTACTAGCGATAAGAGCAAAATTAAAGGTAGTGTTGTATGTTTGAGGAGAAAGGCAAAAAATTAAACTTATTTGAACTAAAACATGGGCAAGTTGTATGGTCAGAACATTTTAAATGCTATGTAATATACACAGGAAAGGATTTTGACGAGGATTTTGTTTTTGAATACTTACATAAAAAGGGATATTGTATCATACATACATCAGATATATACGATCCTCCCAGCTTACTTAAAGAATTAATATAACCAGAGGTTACAAGTGACAGTTAAACTTAAAAGAACACGGAAAAAAAAGCAAGATCTTAAAGGAACCATACATAGTGGGGTACTTTTTATCGGAGATTGTCAATTCTTTGCACAATCCCCTGTACTAGAGCTAGACGCTTCCACGGGACAGACTAAAGACATCACTCCAGTAGACCCACTTAACCCCTTTAATACCTTAGATAGAACCTTTGACTTAGTAGGAGATGGGGAAACCAATGTAGAAGTAGCCCCATATCTTCCGGGTAGAGGGGTTCTAATCAATACCCACATGCAAGGTGGAGCTTTTGTTATAAAAAAGAGAATAAAAGATGGGAGACTTATTGGATTTACAGTAACAATAAGGGAGTAATATGAATAATAACAAACAGATTAAATTAATTAACTATCTTATTAATAATACTGAATGCACAGAAGAATTAGATGATCAAGTTGTTGGAATGTCAGCACAAGAAATAATAGATGTACTTGAGCAAGTATCTGGTATTAGAAAAAACTTATACTCAAGCTCTCTCGGCAGAGAATTAGGTTGAGTATAATCAATAACTGGAATACAATATCCACAGAAGAGGCTAGTTTAATCCTATTCCAACGATGTGTGGAGTTAATGCTTAATAATTCCAGTTATTTAATTACAGCAGATGCTAACATAAGAATACTTACCCAGAGATTATATGGGGATTATAGGCAAGTTGCTAAAACTCAAGAGTTTAAGAGAGCAGAGAAGCATGTATTTTTCTTTAAGAACACAGGACTTGGAAGGGAGTTATTCTGAAATTTCAAGTAGATAGGAAATAGTATATGAAGCTTAATCGCTGGTATAAGGTATGGCACTACCATGGAGAGTACTATGTAAAGCCATATGAACGCTATGGCCCTGCGGCTTTCTTAGTATATATCTATGATAAACAAATTTCTAAAATAACTACCACGGTCATATCTAAAGAATACTGTGATAATGTAATGGAATTAAGTAGTTTAGAGCAGGAACTACTGTGACGCTAAAGCTTGGTAAGTTATATAAGTTGGGTAATTCCGTATACGACCCATGGGATGAAGTAATCTATACTATTAAAATTGTACAAGAGCCTATGATATACTCACATAACGAATATTACTATAAAGCCCAGATTATTAAAATGGGAGACGACCTACTAAACCAATCATATTTCATGCACTTATACCCAGATGATTGGGAAATAATAGAAGAACTTAGCAGTTTAGAAGTTGAACTACTATGAAAATAGATGTCTGGTATAAAGCTACTTGGTATACTGGTTCTGATAGCACAACAAGCTTTAAATCTAGTATAATTGTTAAAAGAATCTCTAGTAAGGTTAATACCTATGCCGAGTTTGGAGGATTAGTATCTTACGAAGTTGTAAGGCATCCCGGTTATAGACTATCTGGGTTTGTGCCAGATTGCTGGACTATTACTGAACTCAGTAGCTTAGAGCAGGAGTTATTATGAATTATAAGATTAAATGGGTAACTGGAGAAGAATATGCTAAGCTATTAAAAGACTGGCATGAGCGAAGCGTTTTTCCTAGTGGTTACGACATGGACATGTCAAGAGGGTTCAAAGCTATTGTAACGTGGGATGAGCATAGCAGCCAACCAACGCTTGTGCAAGTAGCTACCTCTGCGTTGATCAAAGAATTATTGTGACAGTCTAACTATAAAGTGGGAAATATATTGTGGAGCATATTCACCTTCAACTCCACACTCACATCCCCCTCACCCCCCCCCCCCCCCCTAGCCGCACAGCTCAGCCGTCCGTGGCTTGGCATCGTTCTTGCATGGGCCACTTGGCACCGGCCTTGCATGCACTGGCTTGGCACAGGCCTTGCAGATGCAAAGGTCATGCCTAGTCCTTGGCATGATTATTGCTATTAGATTCCCATTGGTTTCTCTAGTAGAATGGTCTCGCCTTCCTTGACTCCCTTAGTAGCTCCGTTTAGTGTCTTATAAGTTTTTCGTATCATAACGCCTAGGATGGTATTAGTCTTAGTCCAGTGATCTTGTATGACATCCAGTGACCTTGTAGCTACAATGTGATAAACTTCATTCCCTTCCTTACCTTTGTTGTCTGCCTTTGTTTTAAATCGTACCATTGTTTTCCCCTTGTTTGTTTCTTACCCTCATCATACCATAGGTGTAACGATTCGCAGCAAAGTCAATAATGACGGGGACTTGCAGCATAATTTGACACTTTGAATCAAAAATGCTAAGATGAGGACATCAAGGGGAAAGTTGACAGAAACATCGAATGGGTGTAGTATCTTAGTAAGCAAATAACACAACGCAACAAGGGGATAACATGAAGCTTTATAATGTATGCAATGATTTAAGCCTATCACTTACTGAAGACAAGGTTCCGAGAGGGTACAGATGGATTAAGCAAGACGTGCGGATAAATGATCAGGCAGTGTCGGTCGAGCTTGGGTACTGCACTAAGCACAAAGAGCTTCACTATCTTCGGACAAGCTCTGAAACTGACATTGAAGGAGAGAGGCTAAGATAGCCTTTTATCTTGACACGCTATAGCATACGACAACACAACAAATGGAGCCATATGATTTACTTATTACAAATACTTAGAATGCTTAACAAGAAACAACAAAGGGAGTTCGTGGCATTGTTTTCAGACCTTGACTATGAGCTGAATGACATGGGATGGAAGGGGGACGAAACTACTCTAGTCAATGACATGCTTTTCAACCACTTCGGTCTAAGCGTTGAGGATAATGGTCAACTTCAAATGTTAACCGACTGCATTCTAAAGCCCAACATGCTTAAAGCAGCAGCCACTACAGTCAACATCTTATAACTCTCCAAGTCGCTAAGCTCCCTTCGGGGAGTTTTTTTGGCTTGGCATGGGGCTTGCAGATGCAATAACTGTGCCTATTTTTTTAAGCTCGCTCCTTCCCTAATCATGATTACTATTGGGCTTATTTTTCAAGCTCGCCCTTTTGCGCTTGTCTTACCCTCATTGTAGCAAAAAAGAATTAAGCTGTATATAACGCAAAGATCATGCCAAAACATTTTCTAAGCTGGAATATACGCTGGATGTTGGCTTTGCATAAGCAAAACTCATGCCATGTTTCTTTAGGGGGGGGGATCTTCCAATTGGCACATGCTTTGCTAGTGCAATATTGAGGCCTTACCAGTTACGAATTTATGAGTAACCGCTTGACAAATATTTATTTCGTTTGGCTATTGCATTATGATGCATAGTGTGAGAATATTGTTTTAAGAGGGGATTAGATGAAAACTTATATTATACTAGTGCTGACATTAACCTTAGTAAACTTATTATCACGCTCTGATACTGTTTTAAAGGCTTTTGAGCAGTGATTTAATACACCTTATCAAGCTGACCTAGTAAGCTCAAATCAGGGCTTCAAAACGTACTGGGGAAGCTTAAACATACCATCCGAGGGGACTGGGCTTGAGCTTGGTCCTCTTTCCAATTTTCAGATACTTACAGGGAATTAATATGCGGGCGCAATGAAACTAAGCTGTCTTTATGTGACACCTTGTTTTATGCCTTTACAGGTACTCAATTCATTCCCTGCAAAGTCTGTGCCATATAGTCTCATTTCATCAACCATGGCTAAATTGTCACTGTTTTAAGGGCGTTACGCTCGAAACATAATCCCACGTTTTCGAGTCAAGCTATTTCAGGGGCTTGCGCTGACATGGCTCAAACGCTTTAAAACGTTCAAGGCATGCTTTTTTTCACGTTCCCAATTAATGCCAGTGCGAGGGCTTATCCTCATAATGTAAGGGGGTTTATATAAAAGTTAAGAGATGTCACTTTATTATTGACGCATTATTTCTTTTCCTGTAGAATCTTACTAAGGAAGCAAACAACAAAGAGGGCAACATATGAAAGATTTATTAAATAAAGTTGAAATGATTGAAAAGAAAATGGATATTTATGTTGAATTTTACGGATGGTCAAGCGATGAGACTAAAGCCTTAAAAGATCAATTAGATCAACTTAATTCAGCTATTATTGAGTTAATGTTATTAGATCAAGAAATAACTAGAATTAAATCATTTGTAGCATAAAAGGGGACAAAATGAGCATAAAATTTAAAATCGGTATGGTTCAAGATGGAAAAACGGCAATTTATGAAAGATCATTCAGTAAACGAAGCCTTAAGTTATTCAATGACAAATATCATTGGGGCTTTAATACTAGAGTTTTAATTTTAATAAAAGGGGAATAATATGGGAACGAGGGCATTAATTCACGTTAAGGATGGAAGAAAGACAATTGCCACAATTTATAGGCAGTATGACGGATATCCTACTGGACTAGGCGAGGATGTTAAGAAAATTTTAAACAATGGAAATGTTATTATTTTGAATGGTTATAATGATTCATGCGCTACGCCTTCAAAATTTAACGGCATGGGATGTTTGGCTGCTTATTTAATAGGGGAGTTAAAGCAAAAGAAAATAGGAAATGTTTATATTATGGCACCTAATACAGAGGGCAGTGGGGAGGATTTTACTTATATTTTAAGTCAAGATGTGAATTCTGTAAAGTTAAAAGTCATTGATAGTTACACTAAAAAAGTGCTTTATAATGGGCGTTTAAAAGATTTTTGTGGTCAAAAAGCCGAGGGCGTGACTTCACTTGAGATAGAATTAACTTAAAAACTTGACTTAATTTGACGCATGGAATATAATAATCTTAGGGAATTTAACAAAAAGGAAATAATATGTCAATTTGCTTAACTCAAACGTCTCACATTGGCTCTAATAAATTCGGGTTTATCTCAAGTGAAAGTCTAGTAAAAAATCTTGAAAATAAGGGATTTAAATTGTCTGATGTTGTGGAGTCTAAAATTAGAAAGGATAAGGAAAAACGCCTAGGCTTCCAAAAACATGTTTTGCGCTTTGATGTTGGCTATTCAAATAGTCAAGGGAAACTTCAACTATTAGCTATTAATTCTCACGAAGGTTCAAGCGCGTTGACTTTCCGACTAGGCTTTTTTCGAATGGTTTGTTCCAATGGTTTGATAGTGGGGAGTGACTTAATTCCTAAAATTAAAGTAAGGCATACCCAAAATGGGCTTTTAAAGCTTGACGATTCAATCGAGGAAATGATGGACTATAGGACTGTAGCAATCGATGGAATTAATGCAATGAGCAATAAAATTTTGACTAGTGACGAAATTAAAGCCTTGCAAGATTCATGCCTAAAATTGAGAATGGGGGATAAATATTCTGATAAACTTATCCCTCTTTTTGAAGCGAAGCGGTGGGAAGATAAAAGAGAAGATTTATTTAGCCAATTTAATATCATTCAAGAAAATTTGATGAGAACGGGCTTTTATGTACAGGATGAGGATAAGAATAAGACTAGTAAAGTAAGAGCGATAAAAGGCGTTGACGCTAATATCCTTTTAAATACTAGTATCTACAACGAAGCTTTGAAGCTTATCGCATAAAAAGGGGCGGGCTTTATGCCCGCTCATTTTTTTAAATACTATTTGACGCATTATTTCTTTTTTGATAAGATGAATCAAGCTTTTCAACCAAAGGGGATACAATGAAACATAAAAAACTATTGACTACTGCAAACGCAAAAACTTCAAAGGGCGAGGATCTAGGATATCTCACTGGAATTCTTTATATGGCTCCGGCTAATCTTGTCGAGGGTATAAATGTTTGCAAATTTGCCTCTAAAGGATGTAAGGAAGCTTGCCTTTATAGTGCAGGTAGGGGAAAATTTAACAGCGTTAAAAAGGCGCGTATTGCAAAAACTGAATTTTTTAGAGATAACAAAGAGGCGTTTATCACTTCCCTTGTTTGGTCAATTGAAGGCGTATTAAGGGAAGCAAAAAGAAAAAATCTTATTCCAGCGATTCGATTGAATGGAACGAGTGATATTTCATGGGAAGAAATTGTCATAAAGGATGGAAAAAATATCTTTGAAGTTTTCTCGTATGTCCAATTTTATGATTACACTCCGAATCATACTAGAATGGATGCATTAACAGGAAAATGGAACAATTACCACCTTACGTTTAGCCGTAAAGAGTCAAGGGCGAATCATATACAGTGCGAGAAAATGTTGAGACTAGGCGTTAACGTCGCAGCGGTTTATTCCAATGTGAGCAAAGTAGTCAATGAGCTTGGCGCAATCGATGGCGATTTACATGACCTAAGATTTTTGGATGTTAAGGGTAAAATTGTGGCACTAAAGGCAAAGGGCGAGGCAAAGAAAGATAAAACAGGCTTTGTGATTCATAACTAAATGGGAGGGATAAAGTGAAAATTTACACATTAATTTTTGAAACATCTGGTAATGGTATTTATTCCGAAAGTTTTAAGACCAAACAAAAAGCACTGAATTATTTAAAGGATTGGGACGAAACGGAAAACATGGATGAAGTTATTTTAGATATAAATAAGCATGGATATTTTTATTGCGATGACGATAAAAATTCATGGGGGATTATTTTAGAAAAAAATGAGTTAACATGATTTTATTAAGTTTAGTTTTAAAAACATTTATTTTCTATCTTTTGATGAAACTAATTGACTAATGACGCAACATAATATAAAATGATTAAAGGAAAGCAACAAAGGAGACTGCATGCTGAAAACAAAAGTTCAAGAAATTCTATTTGATTTAATAGATATTCTAGAACAAAATGATTTTAAACATGTTAAAATAGAAGGTTTTCAAGAATTTGATACTTTAGAAGATTTTCTCCAAGAACAAAAAGAAAAAATCGAATCAATTGAATCATCATTGTGATATAACGAAGGGGGAGCAAATGACAAAAAGAGATTTACATAAATGCCTATGTGATTGCTGCGGTTCATCTTACAGTGTTTTTTATTGTGGAGTTATGGGTGATTATATTTGTGGGGAGTGCTTAGAGAAGGAACAAGCAGAAAATCAACCTAAAACTCATTTAGATTATTTAGAAAAAATAGGGGAGGTTTAAAATGAAAAACAAGATTCCAACAAATGTGCCCACGATTGCCTTGAAAGCGGGCCAAAAAATCAGGGCCAAAAAAGATTTATTTGGGATAAACGCCTGTTTTGAATACTCGACTCGCATATTTATTCCTAAAGGGGCGATATTAAAAATTCCGAGCATAGGTACAAAATGGGGCGATGTATTTACGGACGTAATCGAAGGCGTATGTATTCTTAAGTCTAGGGAGCACGGGGACTTGCCTCTCAAAGCGCGAGATAGGGTAGGTCTGACAGAGGGACATGACACTTGTTGCCCTTGCGACCTCGGCAGAATTTCACTTGAACACTGGGAGATAGTTTAAAATGAATACTGATTTTTGGTTTAAAAAAACGGAAAGTGATATAAAAGAAGCGCAAGAATTAAAACAAAATGGCGAAACTCAAATTTGGGATTATCCTGACCATTGTTGGCAGATTGACGATTATATTAATTATAAAAAAGATTTATTAAATAGCGCAAAAGGGGAAGCAAAATGAACATTCAAGAATTTAGAAATGAGGTTAAGGGGAATTTTTTTAGAGCATGCTTCCTAAAAAAGGATGGGACCACTAGAGAAATGACTGCGCGTTTTGGAGTTAAAAAGCATTTGAAAGGTGGCGAATTAAAATATTCTCCCGAGTCATATAATTACATTGTGGTTTTTGATGTTGAAAAGGGGGCTTATAGAACTATTAACATGAATACTCTTATTTTTCTTAGATACAATAACAAGGAAGTGCTAGGAAGTGGGGCTTTGCTTCATTACTTATCATAAGAGGGAGTTATATGCTTAAGAATATTATTATTTTAATTGCTTTCATTACTTTCCTTTCATCTCTAAAGCCTACGCCTAGCATTGGTGAATTAACTAAAGGTGTAAGTATCTATTGCAAAGATATCTGCAAATAACGCTTGCAATAAATTGACGCATGTATTATAATTGAGCAGGGAAGAAAAAACTAAAGGGGAATTTATGCAAGGTAAACTTTTTAAAATTTCAATTGTTGTAGCGGGTATTAAAAAAAGATGCAGAAAAGTTGAATATCATACTTTAAGTGCGGGATATATCCCTTACAATGACGGAAAATTTAATGAGGATGAGATTTTAGAGCTTGCTCGGGGAATGATTGAAGCTAATATGAAAACGGTTTATAATACACCGGCAAAAGTAAGGCTAGACTTTGTTGAGGTGGCTTTAGAGGATGGCTTTAGAAGTGAAAAATGGACTCCCTTTAGTGATTTAAATAAAACGCTACTAGTTCAGTCTAGCTTGGAAAATGCATTAAACTAATAGGAAAGTAAAATGGAAAAAGTAATAAAATTAAACAAAAAAGAGCTTGAAGTTTTGGAAAGGGCTTTAGATAATTATAAATTTTCAGTGCAAGTAAGAGTAAAGAGTGATAATATAAAACGCATAGAGATGGCTATAAATGAGTTATATAATATAGAAAGCATTGAAAAAAAGGCTAGTGAATGAAAACATTTATTATTGATATCGATGGACTATCCAATAATTTAAGCAAGGAATTAATGGGGTTTGTGCTGACTATTGGCTTAAATTTTAGGAAAATAGATAACTCACTATCTGGTAGGGTATTAATCATAGAACTATCTTCTAAGGTGGAAGAAAACGCTTTAAAACAGTTTTTAGCTGATAACAATATTAGGCAAAAGGTCACTATTGGAAACGAAAATAGGGCAATTGTGGACGGAAAAAGAGTCGGTGTATTTACTCAAGTAAAGTCTATTGATGGCTTATCGGAGTTTTATAGTGATAAGTCTACTGGTAAAAAGTTTACAATAGTAAAATAGGGGCTTTATGACAAAACTAGAATTTTTAAGTTATCTAATGACTGGATTATTTTTTTCATACTTAACTAATTATTTAGTGAGGCTATAATGTCAAAATTAGAATCTTTTTTGTTGCTTATCGGAGTTTTTGGGCTTATAATTGTCGCAGGTGGTCTTATTTATAACTTATTTATGGGGGAGCTTAATGATGACTAAACTTGAAATTGAAATTGATAATACTTGTGATATTTTAGATGTTACTATTGATGAAATTGAAAGAAAAATTCTCGAAGCTAAGCTTTTTGAACTTGTAGAACAATTAAATGGAAATACTATTTATTTGACAGTACAATAATGGAGATTCAAAAGGGAGATATTTTTAAACATGGTATGATTTTGTATAAAATTATTTCAATTCCATTAGATACATGTTATATTAAATGTCGGGCTTTATTGGCAGAAAATGGTAGGGATTTAAATACTTGTATTGAACATAAAAATACGTTGCTTAAAATGCAAAAACTTTCTACTTTAGAAAAAGAACTAATATGAATATTTTTATAACTTCAAATTGTCCTATTGAATCGGCAAATTTTTTAGATGATAAGCGAGTAAATAAAATGTGTCTAGAGACTGCTCAATTACTATCAAGTGCTTTGCGCCTATGCGGTTATACTGGTGAGGATGTTTATAAAATCACTCATAAAAACCACCCTTCTAATGTTTGGTGTAGGACTACTAGGGGCAATTATAAATGGCTTCTAGAGCATTTTAGAGCGTTATGTGATGAATATACTAGACGAGGTGGAAAGGTTCATGCAAGCTCTAAACTTCTCCCTATTTTTGAAGTTAATATTAGGCTTATTCCAGTAGGGGAGCAAATGCCTTTTTCAAACAATGCAAGAAACTTGACGAAAGGCGTTGACTTCACGCATGAAAATGATGTAACATTGGCTTATAGACTTTACCTATCAGAACGATGGGAAAGTGATAAGAGGGAGCCAAAGTGGACGTAGACTTGGGAGATTTTGTAAGTGTAACTCATATCGTTAATAACGATAAGCATACTGGCGAAATTGTGGCTTTTGATGATGATGGTTATTTTGTAATAATGGTTAATGGTTATACGGATTATTATTTATATGGTGGGCATTATCACGTAAAAAAATTATCCAATTTGGAAATAGAACTTTTATAAGGAGAAAACAATGGAAACAATTAAGAAATTTAAAAACCGCAAGCTTTACAGTAAAACAACAAAGAGCTACGTAACGCTAAACTATTTGGTCAGTAAGCTTAGGAATAAAGAATCGTTCCAAGTTGTGGAACATGGCACCAATTTAGATATTACAAGTAAAACTCTTAAACAAGCTTTAGTTACTGTAGAACTAACAGATGATGTTGTTAAAAGAATAATTTTAGGAGAATAATATTTGACTTGTCGCATTAAATACAATAAACTAAAAACAGGCGAACTCCAGAGTGATGAAATTATATCATCTTCTGGGGTTTCTTATTATGCTAAAATTAACTTTGTAACTGGATATGGTAAAATATTAAACTTTAAACGTAGAAATATCATTAAAGAGTATTTTAGCACTAATAAAAACGTACTAAGGCGAATGATAAGACGGGAACTTCAAAAGCTAGGAGTTAAATTTGAAAAGGAATTCAAAAAAAGCGGCTACTCAAAAACCAAAGATAGGGGAATTTTATAAAATTTGGGAGAATGATGGATTAACTGTCGGTAATGTGATGAAAATCCACTATGTTGGTTATAATATCGCTTTATATACACTAGTAAATGGAGTTGTCTATGAGCAAAGATGGGATTTTATGAAATTTCCTGAGATTTTAGATCAAAAACTTACTTCTTTAGAAATGGAGCTTATGTGATTTTTTGGATTTTGACCATAACTATGATTCATGGTGAGGTTAAGTATGGATACAAATTCATAAATAAATCTAATTGTGAAAAGATTGGAAAGTATTATAGTAATACTATTAAATATTCTACATATAAATGCTCCGAATTAAAAAATTGACACTTGCATTAAATAGCTGTATGATAGGTGTAAGGGGGAAGCAATGACAACAAAACAAACAGGCAAGCAGAGAAGAAATAAAAGATATTACTTAAAAAAGAAAAGAGAATTAAAAGATATTTCTGGAAGTGAGACTAATTTAAGTTTTCCAGATTATTATAAAAAACTTACCTTATCTGAATTTATGATCTTTATAGCGGTCAGGGATACTAAACAAATTCATTCGCTCACTACTTTGTTAAATAACACTTGCTTATCATTTAGAACTATCAGAAGCGGTGCCAACAATTTAGAAAAATTAGGGTATATCACTCAGAGAAAATATGGTAAAAATAAAATACTAACCTTGAAGGAGTTACAATGAGTCTTATAGAGATTTTTGAGAATATGCCTAAACAAGATGTTAAAACTTTTAATAAAGTTTTTAAGTCTACTCCGATTGAAGATAGTAATAATTTAGATGTGCAGATATTAGATTTATTAAGTGCAGATGAAAGAAAAATAAAAGTGGGAAATGAATTTATTAGATTGTGTTTAAAGCAAAAAAAAGATACTAGGCGCATGGTTAAAGATTACAAGATAGTAAATTTTAGAGAAAAGGTATGTACTAAATGTCGTAAAAATAAACCGTTTATTTCTTTTTCACCCCATAAAACATCAAAGGGAGGGGTGAGGGCGGCATGTAAAGAATGCTGTATTGGTGAAGTAATTAGAAGTAAGAATAAAAATAAATTGACACAAAATGTAAAATAAATTATAATAATTAAAGGCTACTTAACTGATAACAGGAGAAATTATGAATATCACACAACTTAAACAATCACTTCCATTCATTATTGAGTCTGGGCTTGTGCCTAATATTATTGGTAAACATGGAATTGGGAAGTCTTCAGTAGTAGCTCAGTACGCTAAGGAAAATGGATATACGTTCCACCCATTCTTTCTTGGTCAAATGTCCGACAATGGGGACTTGTTAGGTCTCCCAGAATTTAATAGGGATAGTTCTGGTAAAGCTTTATCAGTTAGCTTTGTCCATCCTGAAAAATTGCCTAAAAATCCTAAGTCAATTCTTTTCTTTGATGAGCTTAACAGGGCATCAAAAGAACTACTCCAAGCTATCTTTCAATTGGCTCTAGAAGGAACCTTACATGATTATACGTTACCAAAAGATTCTGCCATTATCATGGCAATGAATCCGGCTACCGATGACTATTCTGTACTTGACTTTGCAGACAAGGCTTTTGCAGATCGTTTTGTTCATATTAATCTAGATCCTACTCATGAAGAATTTCATGAATATATGACTGGTCGGTATACTAATAGTCCAGTAAGTGATTTCTTACGTCAACAGACAAAACTTTTAGAAGAAACTGATCTTAAAGCTGTTACCTTAGATTTTGTTAAACCTTCACGAAGATCATGGGATAGACTTCAAAAATTAGAATTAACCAGTATGCCTGAAAATCTTTTTAGAGAAGCAGGTATGGGCATTGTAGGAACTACTAGTATGATTGCCTATAGTTCATGGAAGGAAAACCAAGTAAAAATTGTTGATGCAAAGGATATTCTAGATAATTATGAAAAGAGCAGAACTAGTTTTATTAAGAATTTTAAAAACCCAGTTACTCTAGAAGATATTGAAGCACCTAGAGCCGATATCATAGCTACAGTTTGCTCTAATGTTTCTGAGGAGCTAGTAATTAGACTTAAAGCAACTACACTAACTGACAATAATGCTAAAAATCTAGTGGCATTTCTTTTAGACTGCCCTGTAGAAAATTTGTATGCTTTTTTGCTACCCTTAAGAGAGGTTGCTCAATTTTCGACAGATGTTAACATGAAGGCTTATGTACTAGAGAATAAACAATTAGTAGAAAAGACAAGAGAAGCTAGGCTTGCAAAAGATGCATATAAAACGGCTAAAGAAGAGAGGGAAGCTAAAGCTAAAGCTAAAGCATTTGAAAACTCTGATATACCTTTTTAACTTGACGCAATAATTTAACTCCTGTATTATTGTATAAGACTAAGCTAAGGGCAAGGCTATAAATACCTTGCCCATTTTTTTACTAGGAGATATATGAATAAGTTCCAACAAGCAATAACAGCTCTCATTTTTTCTGAACCATTTTATGGGCATTTGATCTCTAAAATGAAAATTAATAAGACTGATAAGATTCCTACTGCCGGAGTTTTTATTACAGATAAAATAAATCTAATTTATAACGAGGATTGGATTGAAAGTTTAGATCTAATCGATGTTGTTAAGGTATTAAAACATGAGTGCGCTCACATTCTACAAGAGCATATTATTCGCGCAAAACAGATTGGAGTAGTTAATGCAGAACTACATAAAAGATTTAATATTGCAACAGATGCAACTATTAATACACATGATTTAGTTGCTACAGTTGAAAAAATAGGTGGAGTTACTATTAAGTCAATTAATGAAATGATGAAGGGAATGATAGAGAAGGCTAATGCCAAAGACAATGCAAAAAGGGCTTTTACTCCCATGATAGAAGGTCAAATGGCTGAGTATTATTACAATAGAATAAATCAATTTGCAGAAGAAAACTCGGATATACTCCCAGAGGGGGATGGCTTAGGGGATACTATCGATGACCATTCTGTTTGGGATAAGTCCGAAGGAAATGCAGAGATGCAGAAGGAAGTAGCCAAGCAAGCGGTCAATGACTCAGTTAAATCAATTGGGGGAATTGGTAATCTACCTAGTGAGTTAGTTAGCTTAGTAAGTGACATGAATAAAAGTCAAGTTAATTGGAAACAACAATTAAGACAATTTTATGTTAATACTTTAAAGAGTAGCAGGATTCCCACTAGGAAAAAAAGAAATAGAAGATATGGAATTTTGCAGCCGGGTAGTAAGAAGAAGCCAGAACTTCATTTGGGTTTATGTGTGGATACTTCTGGATCGGTAAGCGATGAGGAATTGTCAATGTTTTGGGCAGAAATGCAATCTATTGGGGCATGTGGAGTTAAAATTACAGTTATCGAAGCAGATTGTATTGTACAAAATGTATATGAATTTGAAGCAGGTAAGACCCCCAATTTTAAAGGTAGGGGAGGGACTGCCTACAATCCGGCTATTAAAAAAGCTGTAGAATTAAAGGTCGATGGCATTCTATACTGTGGTGATTTTGATACTGCAGACACTCCAGAAAATCCTAATAAGCCTTTTCTATGGGTAGGAGTAAGAAAATCTCCAGCCCCTGCAGAATTTGGAAAGGTAATCTATCTGGAAAAAGAATAATGAAGCTAGAAAATATACAAGATACTATTTTTAGACTATTGTTTATACTAATTCTTATAAAAGTAGTATTATTTTTTATAGCAAAGGGATTTATAGTAGTTCTATTAAATATTTTATTGGATAAACTAAATGAATATAAATATGGATAATCTTTTTGTAGGTATGAAATTTAAACCCACTAGGGAAGATCCTAACGTATATGGCTTATGTAGTGATCTTACAAAAGATAAATTTACTTTTATCTGGATAGATTCCTCAGAAGATGCAGTTACTAATGAGTTTCATCATATAATTAAAGTTAAAACAGCGTTAGAATGCTTTAATCTTTATGGATGGAGAATATTGTCAGGATTAGAATCGGAGTTGCTATGAGTATGTACTCATGCGTACTATTCTATTCCCTCATGCATGGATTAAATCCAGTCCTAACAAATGCAATTATACAAGTTGAAAGTAGAGAAAATCCATTTTCTATAGGGAGCCATGGGGATTCTGGATTAATGCAAATTAGACATCAATTTGTTCCAGAGACCCAACTACAATTACTAAACAGTTGTACCAATATTGAAAGAGGTGTTCAGTTATTAAAAAAAGCTAAACAGGACTGTATTCATAAAGCTAATAACACTTGGGTTATATGTTATAATCTTGGAATTAAAGGTGCTAGGAAAATTAAATATCCAAGTAGTTTTATTTACTATAAAAAAGTGATGAATGCCATGAGAAAATGATTTAAAAATTTAAAAGAAAGTGCTATAATGGTTTTGTCGAAAACAACAGATAGGAGAAATAATGGACAAAAGTGTTAAGATTATGTCAGATATTACAGTATTTTCTAAGTATGCTAAATTTGATAAAAGCAAAAACAGAAGAGAGACTTGGGAAGAAATTTGTCTAAGAAATAGAGACATGCATTTAAAAAAATATCCTCAACTAGATTCTGAAATTATTAATTTATATAATGACTTTGTAATTCCTAAAAAGATCCTACCATCTATGCGCTCTATGCAGTTTGCAGGAAAGCCTATTGAAGTTAGTCCTAATAGAATATTTAACTGTGCTTATGCCCCTGCAGATAACTATAAGATCTTTTCTGAAGCCATGTTTCTTTTACTAGGAGGTACTGGCTTAGGTTATTCTGTTCAAAAGCATCATGTAGATCATATAGGTGAAGTATTAAAGCCGGGAAGAGCAAGAAGATTTTTAATTGAAGATTCCATTCAAGGATGGGCTAATGCAATTAAAAAACTCATGGAAGCTTATTTTCATGGGAAATCATTTCCTTTATTTGATTTTTCTGATATTCGTGCAAAAGGAGAGGAACTCGTAACTAGTGGAGGCAAAGCCCCCGGAGCTGAACCATTAAAGACTTGCCTATTTAATCTGCAAAGAATATTGGATAGAAAAAGTATTGGGGATAAGCTATCTACATTAGAAGTACATGACATGCTATGCTTCATTGCAGATGCAGTACTTTCTGGTGGAATTAGACGAGCCGCTTTGATATGCCTATTTGATATTGATGACAATGAAATGCTAACATGTAAATTTGGTAACTGGTGGGAATTAAATCCTCAGAGAGGACGAGCAAATAACTCGGCTGTAGTAATTAGACATAAGGTTACTAAAGATAAATTTATGGAATTATGGTCTAAAATTAAAGCCTCTGGATCTGGTGAGCCGGGATTATACTTTAGCAATAATGCAGATTGGGGAACTAATCCATGCTGTGAAATTGCATTAAGACCATTCCAATTTTGTAACTTGACGGAAATTAATGGAAGTGATATAGTGAGTCAAGGGGATTTAGAAGATAGATCTAGAGCCGCAGCATTTCTCGGCACTCTCCAAGCGGGATATACAGATTTTCACTATCTTAGAGATATTTGGAAAAAGACAACAGAAAAAGACTCGCTAATAGGAGTTGGAATTACAGGAATTGCTTCAGGTAATATCCTAAATCTTAATTTAGAATCTGCTTCTAATATTGTAAAACAGGAGAATGAACGTGTTGCTACCATTATTGGGATTAACGTGGCTGCTAGGACAACTTGTATTAAACCATCAGGGACCACTTCCTTGGTTGTTGGGTCTAGTTCTGGTATTCATGCTTGGCATAGTGAGTATTATATTCGTAATATACGATTTGGTAAAAACGAAACAATCTACAAATTCCTAGCTAAAAATCATCCTGAGATTGTTCAAGATGAATTCTTTAAACCTATGGAGCAAGCTGTTATAGGGATTCCTGTTAAAGCTCCTCAAACTGCTATTTTTAGAACTGAGAGTGCAATTCAGCTATTGGAGAGAATTAAAAAGTTCTCGTCAGAGTGGGTTAAAGTTGGGCATAGAAAAGGTGATAATACTCACAATGTTTCGGCTACTATATCTGTAGGTGATACTGAATGGGATAATGTGGCAGAATGGATGTGGGACAATAGGGATTGTTATAATGGACTTTCTGTGCTTCCTAGAAATGATCATTCGTATCAGCAACCACCGTTTGAGGAGTGTTCAAAGGAAAGATTTGATAGTTTATACGCTACATTAAAAAATATTGATTTGACAAAAGTAATTGAACAAGAAGATAATACAGATCTAAGTGCTGAAGCTGCTTGTGCAGGCGGGGCTTGTGAAGTAAATTTTTAATCAGTAGAGGATAAATGAAAACTTTTATATTATTATTTTTGCTTGGATTTTTTATTTCTTGTGCTTCTAACCAAAGTGGGGTATTAGATCCTAAAGAATCCGTAGTTAATCCAGATCAGTCTGGTAGACTTAGATGAAGCTAATTTCAATGTTCCTCATAGATCCATACTTAGAGAGATGTCCAGTTGGCATGTATCAAGTAATCGCTGATGAACATGGCTTTACTATTTACATAGATGGTAGATTCTTCCATCATCAAGCTAGTAGATTTGTAAGACCCTCTAGCCTACTATTGGAGTTATTTTGAGTATTAATGTTTCATTTTCTGCTTTAGACTGTTTTGAGCAATGCTCTGAGAAGTATAGACTTAGGTATAGAGAAAAGTTAGCCTCTGAAAAAATACCCAGCTCTCTATTTTTTGGTTCAGCTATTGATGCTGCTATGGAACTGCTTCTTTTAAAGAAAAAGCAATATTTAACTGATGTAGAATTAGATTTACTTTTAAATGAAGATGCTTACTCTGTATTCGACAAGTGGATGATAGAGCAAAATGGTCAATTATTGGAAAGGAATCCTTTGTGTGAGTATTTTTTTTCTGATTGTGATTTGAATATACTGCAAGCTCAAGATATTGTCATGCTTAATACTAGGTATCCGTCTATAGTAGATTTTGAAGAGTTTATAGTCTATTGCAAGAAAAAAATAAAATCCGATGGAGAACTATCAAAGGGATCTAAGATAGCATTAAATAATCTTTGTTGGATTAGTTTATATCGTAAAGGTAGACTATTAATAGAAGCATATGAGAAAGATGTATTGCCTCATATAGAAGAAGTATTTGAAATTCAAAAGGAAATATCCCTTGAAAATGAATCCGGAGATAAGCTTAGAGGCAAGATTGACTTTATTGCAAGTTTTAAAGATGATCCTACTGTAAGACATATCTGTGATAATAAAACATCCTCAGAGCCTTATAAAGAGGATTCTGTAGCAAATAGTGTACAACTTGCTATTTACTGTGAGGCTGAAAATTGTGCCGAAGCTTCTTACGTTGTATTACAAAAAAAGATTAGGGTCAAAGATCCAAAGGTAAGAACTCAAATAATAAGGGATACAATTTCTGATGAGCATAAGCAAAAAACATTTGACATTGTAGAGCAGAAACTTAATAATATAGCTTGTGCTAGTTTTTCAAAAAAGAATTCACCTAAAGAGTGTCATTTTTATGGAAAGCCTTGCGAGTTCTTTAACTTATGTTGGCATGGGAGGATGGATGGACTCAAAAAACGAAGTTAGGGTTGGAGATTACGTAATGTATAGGGGAGAGGGGTCTATTGTAACTGGACAAAATGGAAATCCATTAAGAGTAGCTACAATTAATTTAACTGCACATATTCCGGCTGTAACATATGATAATGGGGAGTTTGATTGGCTAGAAACCATAGAGAGAGCACCTGCATTATTGTTGGAGCTAATATGAACTATAAAGTTGGTGATAGAGTTCTCTGTATAAAAGAAAGTGATGTTCCTGCTTTTATAGGTAAAATATATGTAGTAGCAGAAATTGTATACGGTTATAACAATAATGTTAGATTAATTAATGTATTTGTTAATCAGGATGATAGGTACGGGGATAAGTATAATGCATTAAATATATTCCCATTTTTTTTAGATGAGATTGTCCCAGAATCTTCTCTTATAAAGGAGTTAATGTGAGATATAGTAAAGGTGATCTAATTATTGACAAATATACTAGTAAGGTTTATACTGTAAAATATATGTTGGGATTTTGTGTAGTTGTAAACTCAGGTACATTTGATTTTCCCATAGATTGTGCAGCAGTGATGTTATACTCATCTCTTATAAAGGAATTAACGTGACAGATTTAGAAAAAAAATCTAAAAAAGAACTTTTAGATATCATTGATCAGTTAAGGTCAAAACTTTCAGAAATGCAAGGAGTTGAAGCAAAGCATGAAGCTTTGGAAACTAGTTTGGATGGTAAAGGATTCTCTATTATCCAAGACGAGAATGATAAGTTTCAACTAGTACATTTATCATTTGACACGACTACAAAAGCTGGTAGAATAGAGAAGCTTGAGGAGATTCATCCAAGTAATTATGAATTTGCTATGTTTCAAGCTAAAAAATATCTTATAGACGCTGTAATGACAAAAGAGAACTTAAACCATTTAAAGGAGAAAAAAAATGGATAAAGAATTTTCAAAACGATTAAAAAAGTTAGTTCCAGAAGATGGAGGATTTGATTTGAGTTTTAATCTATCTAATTCTGGTCAAGCCGGAAAGGTAGCTTCGACTCTAAATTTAACCATTTACGCTGCTGGAAAAGAAGGTAAGAATCCAATTATTACTAAGAAGGTATCCATCCCTGCGATTGAAGCAACTGTTGAAGAAGCTAACCGTTCAGCACTAGAAAGTACTCTTACACTTTTGGGGGTGTAGTTTGAAAACGTACAGTAGTTTTACAATTCAGAAAGCTGAAAATGGATTTATTGTGTCAGCATTTTCTCCAATTTTAAGACAAGATAGTAATAGTTTTATTTTTAACACTTTAGACGAGGCTTTGTTTAAAATTAAAGAACTGGAAGGTGTATAATGAATAAGTCAGAGTCAATCGTTAAAATTGCACCTGCTCTAGTTAAAGCTCAATCTGCTATGGGAAATGCTATTAAAGATGCTAAAAATCCATTCTTTAAAAGTCGCTATGCAGATCTTAATGCGGTACGTGAAGCAGTGCTACCTGTTATGAATGCCAATGGTATCTCTGTTCTACAGCCAACTGTTCATATTGATGGAAAGTCGTTTGTAGAAACTATTCTTCTGCATGAATCTGGTGAGTTTATTTCAAGTCTCACAGAGATTATTGTAAATAAATTGAATGATGCCCAACAACAAGGATCGGGAATTTCCTATGCTCGTCGTTATGGCTTACAGTCTCTAGCTAATATTGGTGCCGATGATGACGATGGAGAACAAGCCGTTGGTCGTGGAAATTCCAAAACACAAGTAGTAGCAACTTTACAAACTACAAATTTTGACAAATTAGAGGAAGTAGTAGTAGACTCTACTCCTGCTGCTAGTCGTGGTTCTTTTAGAAAGAATGCTACTAAAGCAACTACTTCATCAATTCCATCAGGAGATCTATAGTGGAAAATTTACCGAACACGCCAAGAGTTATTTCTAAAACAGAAGTAACTGAAACTTTAGTTAGAGGTCTTCTTGGAGATCAAGAAGAATTTAAAAATGCTAGATCAATTCTAAAACATGGTCAAAAAGATAGGCTTATGGAAGCTATGGCTACCTACCCTCTAATTGATTCTCAATTTGAGGAGTCAGAACCTGAACTTAGAATTGCTCTATCGACTTGGAAGAGAATTTGTGATAGCTTAGTAGCGTTGGGAACGGAAGCAGCTATCGAAGGTATTTTAAATGGATTTGTCCAAAATCAACAGACTAATGAAGCCGAAGGCTTAACACAAGGAGCACAAAATGTCGAAACAGAAGGGTAAGTATGCTACAGTTGGAAGTTTGATCTTTCAATCTCAGTTTGATGATGAAGGCAATCGACTAGAAGGCGAATATAAGACTGATGATAAGGGTCGTAAACTATACGCTCTTAAGCTAGATAAGAATACAGAAGTTGTTATCAATGGGGTTAATATGAGTGGTAAAACACTATACGTATCTCGTCCTGATACTAAATTTGCAAGACTTCTCGATAAAGGTGTTATTGATAAAAAAGAATTTGAAAAAAAAGTAGCAGATTATGGATCAGGTGGTAGGTTGGAATTTGTGCAAATGGAAATTGTAGCTGATTTAGAGAAATAACAAAGGAGCCGAAAGGCTCCTTTTTTTAGGAATAAATGATATTTAAAATTGGTGAATTTAGAAACGCACATGAAAAACTAGTACATGATACGTATGAAGAGAAAGGTATTGATTCTATATCTTTATATTGTGCATGTAACTTATGCCCTGTTGTAGCTGCTTATTGGTTTTGTAGAGAGAAAGATCCTTCTAATACGGAATTGACAAGGAGAATTGAGAGTGTTAAGGTATTTTATGGAATAGTTGATATTATAGAGTAGTGAAAAATAAGGAGATTACATGATGACTAGTTTTAATGATAAAAGAAAGCAGCAAATGGGAGTAAGGAGCTTAGCAGATCTAAAAAGATCCGGTAAGGTTTCTGGTGGATTAAATACAAAGCTTTTTATTAATGGACCTAAAGAATTTGATTGCTTAATAAATCAATGGAGTAGACAAGAGTTACTTGGAGTAATTGGAGATTCTGGCGTAGGAAAGTCTGAGGTAGTATTATATTTTTTTAAAGAGATTCTGAAGAACAATCCAAATTCTTGTGCCGTATACGTTTCACTTGAAATGACCGACGAAAAGATCTCTCAACGATGGTTTAAGCTTACTGAGGATTGTCCAGAGGTATCTGAAAGATTATACGTAATCTCCAGATATGATGAGACTGGAAAATCTCGTGAGGTTAGCATGGGATGGATTAAGAAAGAACTTGTTAAGTATCGTGAAGTCATTGGAGATGTTGCAGCTTTTGCAATTGACCATATTCATTGTCTAGGCGAGAACGATCCGTCTACTCTTAATTCTATTATGATTACATTAAAAGAAATGGCTGTAGAATTAAATGCTTTTGGAGTCCCTATGGCTCAAGTAAATAAAGGTGCTGGTCAGAAGGGAGAGGTTCCTCTTGATGCAGATGCAGTATTGGGCTGTAGTCAGTTTAAGTACATTTGCTCTGATATTATGCAGATTCATCGCCCAGTTTTAAGACTTGAAGAAGAGGCTAAGATAAGCGTAATGGGATGGGGGTATTGCAAGATTAGAGAAGCTCACAAAGAGGATAAGATTAAGCGTGGTCAAAATAAGCTACTGGCTTATGATGTGGAGACTAGAGGGTTTAAGAAAATGTCTATTAATGAGTACTCTACCTTTAAGTTATACTATAATGAACTTCTAGCAATGAAGTCTGCAGAAGAGAAGCATAAGAGTTTTACTTATGATTTAATTAAAGAAGTAGTGAGTCCTAGTGGTAAAGTAGTTACTATCGTAGAGAAGTTTAGCGGAGATAGCGGAGATCTGTGAAAAAAGGGGATATATACAGAAATGATTATTGGGCTATATTTGAAATAACTGAAGTTACTGATCAATTAGTTTTTGTTGTAATAAAATATAATTCATCTATCTTTAGAGAAACTTCGTGGTATTATAAGTCTAATTTTGAAATGGGATTAGTAAAACTATCATCATTGGAAATACAATTATTATGAGACTATCAATATATCCCTTAGCTAATTTCTTACCTAAGAATAAACAAGATAAAATACAGCAAGCATTCCTTGCCTCTACTCCTAATTTGCCTAAAGTAGTTGATATTATAAATGAAGAAGATCTAATATCTTATATATCATCTTATGCTTGGAGTCCCAGTATTTTTTCTGGAACTAGGCTTGATGAGCATTTTATATCTACCGATTTTATGACTTTAGATGTAGACAGTGGTTTAACTATTCCACAAGCTGAGCATAGAATACAGCAAATTGGATTATCCTGCCTATGTCTGCCAAGTCCTAGTCATACTAATGAGTTACATAAGTTCAGGCTAGTATTTCCATTAGCTAAGACTATTTTAAATTCAAAGGATTTTGATGAGACTTGGAACTGGCTATCTGAAAAATTCCCAGAACTTGATAGGCAATGTTCCGATACTGCTAGGTATTACTGCCCTTCTAAGATAGATGATGGATTTTGGCAGGATGGTGAGTTTCTAATTCCTAAAAAAGCTAAAGATTTTATAGAAGCTAAGTACAATTTAAATGAAGCACAAGTCATTGTACCCGAGGAGCTTTCCGAAATAGTTAAATTATTATATGGCAAGGAAAGGGATACTATACCTGAAGCGGTTGAATTCTTCTTGACCAATGCGCATACTGGATTATCGGGATTATGGATTAATTCATTAAATGCGTGTGTCTTTTCACTTGCCCTTTCTGGTGTTGATGCTACAATAATAGAGGAGGTTATGTCTAAAATTTCTCCTCAAGATTTAGATAAAAAAGATATGTATCAAATTAAAAGATCTATAAAAGATGGTACTATTGCAAAAGACAAAAACAAATAATTTGATAATTAATGAGAGGTATTCTTTAAATGAAGATGCCGGTGATAGTACATTTTGGTTTATTGTATTAGAAGAAGTAGATGACTTTAAAGTAAGAATACGATACTATGATAACACAATAGGAATTTTATATACGCATTTTACAGACGATGTGTTCATTCTTCCACTTTCATCATTGGAGAAACAATTATTATGAAACAAACTTTAGTAGACTATAATGATATATGTTTTGAGAGTGATACTCTTTATATGGAATTAGATAGCTTAAGTGATGACGCTTTGCTAGATGAGTGTAATAATATTCTAGCAGGATTTCATAATATGGATGACATAGAGGATATAATAGTTAATTATTTTAAAACTGGTAAAATAAGCAAACTTGAAAGACTTAAAGCCGAATCCATTTATTTATTAGCTTATGGGGATTTTGGATGGGAAGTATAAAGAATTTAAATATAAATGATATAATAGTAGTTACTAACATACTAACCCTATGCCCAACTAAAGCTGCTAATATAATCGGAACGATTCACCCAATTGAAGCAATAGATCCGTTTGGATTACGTTTTGTATACTTAATAAACATAGATGGTATAAAATATTGGGTAGACGGGAAATATCACAGCTCACTAATGATGGAGTTATTATGAAAAACTACAATCTAATAATTAAAGAAAATATTAATCTATTCTTAAATGAGCTTTCTGAGCATGAGATAGTTTCCTATGATACTGAGACTACTGGGTTAAACGTAAGAAAAGATAAAGTCATTGGCTTTTCAGTATCTTGTATTGAAGGCAGTGGGTGGTATTTACCTTTATATATTTGGGATAAAGAACGGCAGCTACTCATTCCTCAAGAATGGGAGCTATCAGTAGCTATGGATATTCTTAGAGAACTTACTACTAAAAAACTTATAATGCATAATGCTAGTTTTGATATTCGTGTAACAATGAGTAATTTCTCGGTAAGTTTAATATCAGCATTATACGCAGATACTCAGCTTATGAAGCATACTCTATGCGAGGAAGGTCCATTTGCTCTTAAGGATAATGCTGTTATATATGCTAAAGAAATTGGTTTAGATAATCAGGATGCAGCCAATCAGGAGCAGCTTGAGCTTGAGCTTAATGTCAAAGCTAATGGTGGAAGCTGGACAAGAGAGAATAAGCAGATGTTCAAAGGCGACTTGCCAATCTTGGCTAAGTATGCAATTGCCGATACTGACATAACATTGCGACTATTCAACTACTTTGATGAGCAATTAGAATTGCAAGGATTGTGTGACTTATTCTATACTGATGAAGTTATGCCCCTTTATAAGCTAGTAACAATTAAAATGGAGCATAGAGGGGTTTATCTCGATATGCCAAAGCTTGAAAAGTACCTTGGTGAAATCAAGTTAGAATTAGCTAAAACAGAGAAATCAGTAGTTGAGGCTATCATGGAGATAACAGAAGCAAAAGAGTTTGTGGACGATTTACTGAATGAACAGTACCCAATAACTGGCGGCAAGCTGAAGCAATACTTTTGTGAGCTTTGTGGTTTGGGAAGATTCCTGCCAGTGCTAAAAAGTGGTAAGTTTCAGCTTACAAAAAAGAGCATTGAGGTTTTAAAAGACACGCACCCAGAGCATTACGATTTTCTTGCAAATGGAACTATACTTCCTAATTTCGACTGGAAGGGCATACAGATGGAGCTATTGCTCCAAGATCAGCAGTACCCAATTAATCTTGCTTCTAAAGATCAGCTTGGTAAGATAGTATTTGAAAGAATAGGGATTGATCCACTATCAAAAACGAAAGGTGGGAAGGGTCAATTCAATGAAGATTTTGTTGAACACTTGGCAGAAGAGTATGGCTTTCCTTGGGCTTTAGAGCTTAGAGTCTTTAATAAGATGAATAAGATTAAAAGTAGTTACTTCGATAGGTTTATGGAGATGCAGGAAGATGGTATCTATTATCCTACGTTCAAGCAGCATGCCACTACAAGTGCTCGATATGGGAGTGATTTCCAGCAATTACCTCGTCCTAAAGAAGAGGATGAGGAGTCCCCAGAAGATGAAAGAATTATGTATTTCACAAATATCGTAAGAGAACTTGTTATTCCTAAAACTGGATATGCTTTTATTGATGACGACTATGAATCTCTTGAGCCTCGAGTTTTTGCTGACGATGCAGGAGATCAGCCACTCATTGACATTTTCTTGAATGGAGAGGACTTCTACTCTAAAGTTGCTATTGGAGCTGAGAAGCTGACTGGAGTTTCTGCTGACAAGAAAGCCCCTAACTTCCTGAAGAAAGTAAATCCAAAGGCAAGACAAGATGGTAAGGCTTATGCTCTGGGAATTCGCTACGGAATGAAGAATGTAAAATTAAGCTATACTCTGAACATTGGTAAAGATGAAGCTCAGACAATTATTGATAACTACTTTAGCTCTTTCCCCGGACTGAAAGCCTCTATGGATAAGTACTTGAATCAAGCTAAAAAGTTAGGAACTGTTACTTCTAAGTTTGGAAGAGTTCGCCACCTTTCAAGAGCCAAAGAAATTCACAGAAAGTTTGGTGACAACGTATTGGACTTTAGAGCTTTGGGAAGACTTGCTTATAAGCATAACTTAAGCATGGAGGAGCTAAAGACTATTCGTAAAGAATATAATAATTTATTAAATAATGCTCTAAACTTCCCAATCCAGTCGGCAAGTGCCAGTTTAGTTAACCGTGCCGCAATATCTATGACGAGATCATTCCTAGAGGAAGGATTGGATGCTTGGGTAAGTCTTCAAATTCACGATCAATTAGTTATCTCTTGTAATAAGAATTGTATTGACAGAGTTAAAGAAGTTGTACAAGATGCTATGGAGAACACTAATAAACTGGCAATGCCTTTAATTGCAAAGCCTGAAGTTGCTATGAATTTAAAAGAGGGACATTAATGAGTAAGGAATCCTTTAAGTTAGGCTTAGTAACAAAACAACAAGCTGCCGATATTCTCTTAAAGTTCCATTATTTAAAAGATATTTCTAAAGGATTTAAGAGTGGATTTAATGTTGGACTATTTGATAACGAGGAGTTAGTTGGAGTTTGTATATTCACAGGATTTCCTGTTCCAGAATTAGTTACAGGAATGTTCGGACTTCCAAGAGAAAATCAGGATGGATTTTTTGAGCTTAGTAGACTATGCTTAACTCCAGAAATACAAAAACAAGAGCATAATTTAGCTTCTTGGTTTGTATCTCGGTCTATTAGTC